GTTACATTATTAATGACAACACAACCTGCCATTATTGCTTCAGCGCCAGACAAACCAAATCCTTCGTTACTAGCAATGTTAATTGTAACATCGGCCATATTGTAAAAGAAGTTCATTGTCTTACCATCAATCGGTTGATTGCTAAAGATTACTTTATAATCTGGACAAACAGCATTTTTAACTGCCATTAGGTCCGTACCATTCTCATCTATGATAGCCGTATGCATTAATAATGCACAACGCATTGCTTCTTCCTTAGGTAAACTGTCACAGAACCTAGCATACGCTAACATTACATCGCCTGGTTGTTTACGACGTATATTTCTGTTGTTCCAGAATATGATAAAATCAACGCCGTTCTGCCCTTTGAACTGTTTTTCAAAAGCTGTAAACTCTTCTCCGATTGCAGTGTCGTCTGATGATATAGGAAAGTAAACATTTTCGTTAATACCATGTGGTACCCATTGTACTGCCCAATCTTCTTTTGGATTGCGGCGTAACACGTTCTTAACAATGTTTTGTGTTTGACGTGAAATGTTCATTAACAAATCACATGATTCATAATAAGGTTCGTTCCAATGTGGATACGGTAAATCATCCCAAATGTTATAATACATTAGTGGAACCTGTTGGCGTATCTCATGTTCGATCTGATAAAGCCATATCCAGAATCTAGGATCTGTAAAATGAAGAATAGCATCTGGCTTTTCAATACGCATTAGTTCATTTAAGACTTGCGGATTGCCGTAACCATCATGTGCGTAAAGTTTTACCGACGCGTCAGCGACGCCAGTAATTTTAGCAATTTCAGCACTCATGTCAATAATCTTGCCATGATCCGGATGTTGAATTGCTGCACCTAACTGTACCCAATCATATTCTTTACATGTATTAATTACAATCTCTCTTGACATTGTAGCAATACCAGAATGCATCCTTAAGTCATCTGACAACAAAAGGATTTTCTTTTTCTTAGGCTTGTTAGGATCGATTTTTCTTAACTTTGGAAGTTGTAACTGTTGCATTAATCTCCTTGTAACCGTTCTTTTTATTTATTATAAATATGCTTTTAGTTGATCACAACCACTTTCTTACCTAACTTAGTTGCTTCTTTTACGACATGTTCACTGCCTTTAGATTCAATTCCTGTAGGTATAAATGCTATCATTACATCACAGTCTTTTGCAATTAGTCTATTGCGATGAAAAAACTGAGATGCATGATATGGCTTGCCGTAATAATCATCTGACATAGCACTATATAAATTCCTTGGCGTATGTGCTGGATTAAATTCTCTATACTTAATACCAAACTCTAACGCATATTTTCTAGCATACTTATCGGCGCCTTGTTGTGCTCCGCCCGATACGATAATTAAGTCTTCTCCAAACTTACGTTTAAGATCGGTTAATGTATCTTTTATCTTACGTGTATTTTCATACTGACGACTACCGACAATTGCTACTTTCATCCTTTGATTCTGTTTTTCATTGGGCATAACTCATCATCCTCTGCAAATTCACAATACTTACAATTTTTATAATTCTTACCTGCTATAGCTGGATATATACGATCTGTATTATACTCTCCATTCTTTGTAAAACAAGAGTCAATCATACCTTGAATTTCTTTCAAGAGCTTGTTACGTGTAGGCTTACCACTTGCAGGCTTAAACTCTTGAATACGTTTTTGCGGAAACATTGCACCTTCGATCAACTTACGTTTAACGATAAGATATGTAATGTCAATCGACTCAACATCAAAACCAAACTGTTCTGCAAAATAATGTTTATACAATACCAACTGCGAAGCTTTTGTCTTATCAGCCTTTTGATATTTGTTCCAACCATTCGTACTAGTCTTAAGGTCAATAATACGTACTCGATTCGTAACCGTATCTCGTATAACAATATCTAAGAAACCCATCATTAAGACATGTCCATGGTCGTCACTAACTGGATGATAGATAGGTACCTCGATACCAACTAACTCTTCATTTTTAGGTGAGAAGTATTTCTTACGATGACGTTTGATATAATCTAAAATAGCTACGCCGTCATTATAAAACTCACCCAATTCAAATTTGTTAGAAAAATGACAGCCCATCTTCTCATAAGCGTCTTTATAACCAGTAAACAGTTTCTCTTTGAGAATTTCATGCAGGCCTAAACGATCTGCTGCTTTAACTGAATCAGTATAAAGTGTTGTTAGATATAGTTGAACCGTTTCGTGCAGTGCCGTACCGAACAGTGTATGTATACTTTGACTAAATGTCCTTAGACCTTTAGCATAAGCTAATTCCCATTGCCTAGGACATGTTGAATACATAGCAAATTGAGAATATGATATCTTACGCTCGCCTTCTGCAGGCTGTCTAGTACTATATTTTATGAAGTTATGCATGCCTTTAATATAAGTGCAAAAACTCAAAAATCCAAATTTATTTACTGATTTGTCCTATTCTGCGCTGTAAATACCATAAAGCTTTGTTCAAATCTTCTAATTCTTTGGTTGGATCCTTTTTACCAGCCCTAGATATATACTTAACTGTATTACCTAAACAAAAGTCTAAATTCCAAGCTTCTATAACTTTAATAGCTTCATATGGATTGTCTCCGCCACCATAGTGTTTCGGATGATTAACTGCTTCTGCCATTACTTTTCCGGTTTTAATAGTTTGTTGATTTCTTTGTCGGTCTTACCGTACTTTCTTAAAAAATCTTTGATACAACCATCATCTGTATCGATAGTTGCTAACATATCAATATACTCCTCTGCTTCTTTACCAGGTATCTCAAAGTGATTACGTAACATTTCAATAAGATCTTTATTGTACTTGTCTGCAGATTTTCCTTTGATATACTTCAAGTAAAAACGTCTCTTAGGCAATAAGTCTAAGTATAACTGATATACGTGCTTCTTATCCAACTCACCGATTGTATATTGTTGGAACATGTCTACGTATTCGATCAAATCAGGTGACATAGATAGCCACCTGTTGATCAAATATGGAGAAAATGCTTTTTGATCAGCTTCACTCAATTTATCCCATGGAGTCTTCTTCTCAGTGATATTAGCTAAGTGATCAAATATTGTCATTACTTTTGTGCTCATACGGGCATAAATTCTTCGTTAACATGACCACAGTCATCACAACGAAATGTTGGTATTGGTACAATTTCTTCTTTGCCTGATTGAGATATTAAAGCAGGTACTCGCTTAAATGCGAATACCTGTTTAAAAAATCTACCACCGCAACTTTCACATGCAATGTCTACTAAGTCCTCTGCAGTAAAACTTTTAGATGCAGTAGGACCAGTATTCATTCTTACAACGTTATCTTTCTTTGCCATAGTATAATATCTTTTTTTCGTATTACATACCGTAGCCGTTACTTTGTACGGCCGGTTTGTTTTCTTCTGGCTTTCTAATAATAGCACATTCTGTCATCAATACCATCGAAGCTACAGATGCTGCATTCTGAAGTGCTACGCGTGTTACTTTCTTAGGATCGATAACACCAGTATCGATTAAATTTTCAAACTGGTCTGTTCTAGCATTATAGCCATAGTTAATATCAGTACTGTCTTTAACATCGCGTACAACAACGGAAGCATCTACACCAGCATTCTCACAAATCTGACGAAGCGGTTCTTCTACTGCTTTACGTATAATGTTAACGCCGATCATCTGATCTTCATTCTCTAGTTTAATACCATCTAATGCTTTTGCAGCACGGATCAATGCAACACCACCACCCGGTACAATACCTTCTGCTACCGCAGCTTTTGTTGCACTAAGTGCATCATCTACACGATCTTTCTTTTCTTTCATTTCTACTTCTGTAGCTGCTCCAATATATAGAATAGCTACTCCACCAACTAATTTAGCTAAGCGTTCTTGCAGTTTTTCGCGATCGTAATCTGATTTAACATCGTCGATTTGATTTTTGATAGCATCGATTCGAGCATTGATTTCTTCTGTAGCACCCGCGCCGTTAATGATCGTTGTGGTATCTTTCGCTACAATAATCTTTTCAGCTTCACCTAGGTCTTCAACAGTTACTTCTTCTAACGAATGACCTAGTTCTGTTGATATAAACTTAGCTCCTGTTAAAATAGCAATGTCTTCTAGCATCTGCTTACGACGTTCACCGAAGCCCGGAGCTTTAACTGCTACTACCTTAAGGCCAGCTCTTACACGATTCAGTACCAATGTACTTAATACGTCGCCTTCGATATCTTCAGCAACAATTAGTAATGGTCTTCCGGTTTGTACTACCTTTTCTAGCAATGGCAGAAATTCTTTCATATAACTAATCTTCTTATCATATACTAAGATAAAAGGATTGTCATAACTGGCTTCCATTTTATTTGGATCTGTAACAAAGTATGGAGATACATAACCACGATCGAACTGCATACCTTCTACGGTCTTAAGTTCGGTATCCATACCTTTAGCTTCCTCTACAGTAATAACACCTTCAGTACCAACCGTCTTCATTGCTTCTGCGATAAGTGATCCAATACTTTCGTCGTTGTTAGCAGAGATAGATGCTACCTGATGAATTTTATCATTGTCATCTCCTACCTTCGTAGTAATCTTTTCTAACTCATCAACAATCGTTTCTACTGCTTTATCCATACCACGCTTTAGATCGATTGGATTTGCTCCTGCAGTAACGTTCTTAATACCCGATGTAATAATTGATTGAGCTAATACTGTTGCCGTAGTTGTACCATCACCTGCTAGATCTGCAGTTTTCGATGCTACTTCTTTAACCATTTGTGCGCCGGTGTTTTCAATTGGATCTTCTAGTTCAATTTCTTTCGCTACCGTAACACCATCTTTAGTTACTACTGCGCCGAACTGACGATCGATTACCACATTACGACCTTTCGGACCTAATGTTACTTTTACTGCGTTAGCTAATTTGTCAATACCACGCTTTAGTCCATCACGACTCTCTGAATTGAAGTGAATTGTTTTTGCCATAACCTTTATTTTATTTTAACTCGTTTAGTAACTTAACCATCATTGACATGACATGTAACTCTTTATCTACTGCAAATGAATCCTGATATTGTGCTTCTGCCAAGATTAGAATTACAGGTGCAATATGGCCTTTTGCATAATTATCTAGTTCATCAAAAAGAAAGCGATACAATGCCGAAAAATCTTTAACTTTACTATCAGCAATCGTTTGTCTGATCTGAGTAAATGCAGATTTCTTATCAGTATCACCTTTTAGTATATCCAATATACTTGTCATGTAATTAGCTTGAATCAAACTAGTTGCATCCATCTTTAATACGCCATCAATCACTTGACGTTGACAAGAATTCAAAATCCTACGTATATCTGGATAACCGGAATTAATTATAGGAACTAGATCTTTCTTATCATACTGTACATTGAGTTCTGCAAATATACTAGCCATTCGTTTTGCTACATCTGCTTTGCTAGGCGGATGAATTGCAAACACTTGACAACGACTTTGAATTGGATCAATAATCTTTTCAACATAGTTACATGTCAATATAAATCTCGTTGTCTTACTAAATGTTTCCATTAGATTACGAAGAGCTGCTTGGCCGTTAGGAGTCATGTAATCAGCTTCATCTAATATACAAATCTTCCATCTGCGAAACCCTACAGTACTAGCAAAGTTTTTAATCTTCGTTCTTACCGTTTCAATATTGTTTTCATCAGAAGCATTGATATACATAACATCGGCATCGACATTCTGAGCAATGATCTTTGCTAATGTTGTCTTACCTGTACCAGCAGTACCGTAAAATAACAAATGAGGAACATCACCGCTATCGATATAAAGTTTTACCTTTTCGATAATATGTTCGTTACCAATGTAACCTTCTAATGTATCGGGTCTATACCGTTCCACCCACAACGTATTTTCTATTGTATTAAACATAACTTATTATTAATTACCTGTACTACCAAATCCGCCTTCACCACGTTCTGTATTTGTCAATTCTGTTGCTTCTTCAACTTCAATAGTTGGATAAGGCATTATAATTAACTGACCTACGCGGTCACCGATTTCATAACGTTTAAGTGATGCAAAGAATGTTTCTTTTGGCATCTTAAACTTAAACACAATCTCGCCACGATATCCAGAATCAATTACTCCTACACAATTCGATAACATGATATCTTTCTTAGATACCGAACTACGTGGAAATATCAAACCAACATGGCCTTCTGGTATTTCTACTGCTAGACCTGTATAATATGCAATAACATCATTTTCCGGTTCAGTTAACATAGCAATTGCCGTTAAATCTAAACCAGCATCTCCTGGCTTAGCGTAGCCAGGAATTACTGCTTTCGGATGTAGTTTCTTAAATCTTACTTTCATATTACGCTGTTTGTAGTTGAACTAAGTAATACAATGATTCATATGTCTGAGACTTGAATGTTACACGAGCTAAACCAGCACCTGATACTTCAAGCGTTGCTGTATCAGCATCACGATTTGCTTGAAGTATTTCTTTAAATAGGTTACTTGAGAAACAAATCACTGACATATCTTTACATGTTTCGCCTTCACAATCAGCTTCAAACTTAATACGGTTTGTATTGATTGAACTATAGTTCATAATAAATTCAACCTTACCACCAGAACATGCAATACCAAAGTTTTCAGCTTCTGGAAGTGCATTCTTGGCTTTAATGAAACGGTTAACGAACTCTTTATTTAAGGTTACCGTTACATTCCAATCCGGCAATTGCTTTAATTCAGGTACCTGACGTATTACTGAAAGGTCTGCTAACATAAATGTCATGTTAACATCTTTATCATTGATACCTAAGCTAACTGCATGATTGCTCGTTACATTAACATCTACATCAATGTCATCATTAACTGCTGAAAGCATTTTTACAAGCTGCGGAGTAGCAAATACTCCTAACTCATGATCTCCTACATTAAGAGTTTCTGATGTTACAGAACCAATAACATTCTGGTCATCCGTAATAAACTTAGTAGTTAGTTTACCATTTTGTGAAACCCACTTTACTGATGTAGTTGCTCCGGCCAAATGGTAACGGCCAATAAAACTTAAAATGTCTGTCTTTTTCATATTTGTTATACTGTTTCGAAGAAATTATTAAATGTATTTTCGTTTGTCGATGAAATATGCGTTCCGCCATAGTTCATATAGTAATGACGATACTTTTCATAGATATGAAGTGCTGCGTCTGGATTCTCAAACATTTCATTCATACTCTTAAGAATCTGATAAAAGTCTGCCGGAACAATTGTTTCTAACAATTCAATATGAGCATCTACTAGTTCATTAACCATGTCAATTGCTTTGTTAAATACAAATACATTGTTAAGAACCATTTTCATATTGCAATCAGCGTCATATTTAGCTACTTCGCCAAACGTCATATTTATTGGATGACCAAATGGATTAGGAACAATATCTGTAGCATTATACGGTAGATTGTCGCCTTTAGGGAAGTATAAATGACTAAATGTCATTTTGCTTAACTGAGGTGAATGCAAATACGTACCATACACTGGATATTGACCTGGCGATGAACTATCTGTCGATACTTGAATTCTGTTATCGAAATGCTTATTAAAGTTCTTTTGTAGCAAACTCAATAAGAAGAAGTCACTAATCTTAGAAATACCTAGCAAGTGAATATAACCGTTACGCTCTTTTTCAAACTCACGATTCTGTAACATTACTGCTAAAGCATAAAAGAAATCAACAAGCTTTTGTGGACCGCCTACACACCAACCACCAAATTCAAAATCCTTAACCTGATCGTACCAGTATGCATACTGATGAGTATTAGAACCTTGAAGTACATTAAGGAATGTACATTTACCGGACTGATGCTGTTCAAACCATTTAAAGTTATCTAAACTAATAGACAATGAATCTTCAAATCGGTTCGCGTACATAGTACGTGGTGGGATATCTAGGTTAGCTGCGATATCAGCATTATTTTCTAACCAATGGAAAATAGTCTCACGAATCTCTGGAGTCCACTTTAGGGCTCCTCGAGCTAACTGGTAACCGCCAGAGTCACCAAATACAAATGCTTTCTCTAGACCAAAGTCTTTTCTGGTCTCAGGCTTTTTGTAATAGTGTCCTGCAGTTACTAGGAAATATGGATGTCTCCATTCTTCTGGAAACTCCTCTGAATAAAATCTAGAAGTTAAGCCTGGCATAACTTCTTTGTTCTTCTTAAATGCATCGGCACTACCACCGGCAGATAAGGAAGGAAAATAAATAAACTTCTTAGGATTAGTCATTAAACATTGCCTTTAATAAATTGTCGCAACTAAAATATTCTTTCGTTAAACGTTTTGCATCACGTTGTATAACATTCATATAGTTTGGATATGAACTCATATGAAAATCAATTAGTTTAACCAATTGTTCTTTATTACGTTCATATGCCTCAAACGATTCTGTCCATTCACTAGGATACTTAAATATCGTATCATACATTTCTGTATAACTCAAACGATTCGGTACCAATGAAACTGCCTCTGCTAATAAACCTTCGTAGCATGAAATTCCTAATGTCTCTTGCAGATTTGCAGAAAACACTATCTTAGACTTACCTAACAACTCATGATATTCAGCTTTTGTTAGTTTTCGATCTTGACAAACAATAAACTTATACTGAGGTAATTGTTTAGCTAAGTCTCTAAATATCTCAACTTGCTTCTCAGGCGCTATACGGTGCGGAAACAAAATTATATCTTCTTTCTCAGTTGGCTTTACAATAGCGTGTAAATACTCCATCGGCCAACCCGTATGGTAACATTTAATATCATTGCCATATGTTTGTTTAAACAATTCAATATGATATTCTGATGCAAACCAGTTATAGTCAATTGCTTGAGCTAATGATAACTCAAATGACTTAACCCACTCATCTTTAATAAGACGACCTAAAAAGTCATTCTTATCATAGTTACCAGCATGCCAAAGAGCATGTATCTTAACAGGAATGCCTAACAACTGACTCATATACTTGAGTTGAATTATTGTTGGATTCCATGCATCTGTATATAAAAAGATGTCACCTGCCTTAACATTACCTTCTGTAAATGCTCGAGCAATTTTACTCATCTGTGAACTCTTATATATATTCGTACCGCCAAAGTTTAAAAATGCTCCGGGTGTAGTAGCTTCTGGAATATCAGAATCGCCTTCAACAACCTCAACATCGAAATCTAAAGCTTTATCATCGATATAAGCTCTAATTACTGATGGTACCCAATGCTTCCATTCGCCCGTATATCGAGTATCAACAGCTTCTAAATCTACAATCCAAACTTTATTCATATGTATCGAATTTATAATCGTTAGGAGTTACTTGTTGCATATTATGCACTGTAGTACAATATAATGAATAGTCATCATACACTACTTTAATACTATCTGTTTTCTTTAACAACCCAGCATCTGTTGCAGATATCATTAGAAGTATATGACAATGTATACGTAACATTGCCGGAATCTTTTCTAACATACCTGGCGTAACTTCTAATGAAATTATACGTGACGTTAACATATCGAAAATAGTATCAAACTTATTTTCATCTATTAGTTGCTGTACAGCGCCTGAACAAAAATATACATGAGGCTGTTCAATCGTAAAATTTACTGGCAACGCTTTAAAATCTGAGATAAATAGAGTATCGATATCCGTATACCGACCTTCTACTTCTTTGCCATACCAATAACCTTTAAATCCAATCATAACTAATTATTTCTTTTATTATAATGAAAAAATCAATACGAACCTAAGCAAATGAAAAGAATTTACCAACATTTCTGTTGTTAGGAATATCACCCCAACCCATAGCATCATAATATGATTGCAGTTTCTTTGTCATAATCTTTTCATAGATTAGATTGTTATTCAAATGCTGTTTTAAGAATTCCATAACCTCTGCCGGAACACCTTCATCTGGAATTGCAATAGTTTCAAACGTATATGCATTAGGCTTAATATATGCCCATTTAACTTTCTGTCCTATATCAATTCTAGGTGCTGATGGGATGTTTAAGATATGCAATAAGTTGTTATAGTTAATTGCTGACTTAATATGTATCGGTGTACCTTTAGCTGTTATCAAAAACCCATCACTTCTCTCCGTAGCATATTCGCCAAACTTTTTAATTGAACTGGCTGGCATAATCTCTGTTACGTTTTCTACAGTAAGCAGATACTCTTTAAAATCCAATACAACTTCATCGACCTGAGTCTTAGATTGATTGTCTAACAAGCGTATTAACAGATCTGACATATACTCACGGAACTTCTTAGGGAAGTTAGATCTAACAACGTCAAGGCCTTTCACATCGAGTTTAAACTGCTTTTCGCCTTTCGTCATATCAGAAATAGAAACGCCTTTTTCAGATATAATCTTTTGAGCATAACGCTTCTTCGCAATCCAAATAGCTGCTTCAGCTACATATTCTTGTTTAAAGGTCCAGAAGTGTTTATCAATATTACAGTACAACTTAGCAAAGTCATCAAACGAACCGTTAATAAACTTTTCTACCTGTTGAGACGTTTTAAATGTTATCGTAGCCTTTTCATCATAGCTAAGTTTTTTACCTTGCTTCTTTTCTAGCATTTCGATTATCGGTACTGCTGAGAAAAAGTTACTATCCGTATCTACATAAATTACATAGTCTCGGTCAATACCAGTTGCTTTAGTAAACCACTCATTGCCTTTTTGCATCGCATGTTTAACTACGGCCTGACCGGTAATGGTAGTTGCTTCTGCATTATCCAAGTCATAGAATCTGAAGCCTCTATTACCTAATACACCATACAAAGAGTTCGATATAATCTTTTGAGTTAGCTGTCTGGACTCATAGTATTCGTATAACAATTTGTTACCTTCTTGTTTATATTGTTTAGCTAAAGCTCTAAACTCATCACGTTCTTGGCTCCATAACTCAAGAATACTAGGAATAAGACCCTTACGTGACAAGTCATATACAACGCCGTTAGCAGCTATTGAATAGTTATTAGTAACTAAATAAGCACGCAATTCGTTAGGTGTCCAAGACAGCCGTTTAGATGATACTTTAAATACTATAGGAGTATTATTGATAAAAGCATTTAGATCCCAATTGTCGATTCTAAACACTTTAGTCTCTGGAGACATATTTAGAGATCGTTGTGTATTAGGATATAGACCCGAGGCATCTTCGTCAAATACCCATTCATACCTGCCAGGTACTGGATCTTTAACAAATGCACCAGTAAAGCTATCATCATCCTCTTCATCGACAGCTACATCTTCGGTATCATCAGATACTTGTCGATTGGGAGCTACAATACCAGCACGTTTTAAGAATGTCAAGCATGCGCCATCCAAAGTACGGGTCGCTGCGTATACATCACTATACGGTACGTGACCTTTATGACATATGCTTCGAGCCAGATCAATGAACTTAAGCTTTTCATCTAGTTCAACCATAAGTTCAACGTCGACACGGTTGTATTCAATAAACTTGTTAACATCCGTTTCATATAACGTATCTAAGCTTCCTTCATATTCAACCTTACCTTTACCCAATTCTTTTCTAGATATGTAATCCAATGAATATGACGGTTCTTCGTTATATGTATACTGACGATATAAACGCATTAAGTCGAATACCGTAACACCAGCAATCTGGTATTGTTCGTATTTACGATCTTTATCGATGATACCAATCGGACTTAGTTTAGTAACATATTCTTCACCTAGTACACGCTTCATACGATTTACTAGGTATGGAATATCGAACTTATCACAGTTCCAACCAACAGCAATTGTAGGCTTAAACTTATTCCAAGCCTTAAGGAATAACATTAACAAATCAGCTTCGTTAGAACATTTAAAGATGTTACCTGATTCAGTTTGTTCTTTAGTAATCTTTTCTACATTAGGATCGATTACAAATATGTTATACTGTCGATTTACGTTATCATAATATGCTACTGAGTTGATTACGTTAGTAGCATCTTCAACCGTACTATGTCGACGTTCTTCATCTCGTTGAACCTCGATATCGAAGAATAAAATACGATGATCTTTTGATACATCATCTGTTTGATAGTACATATCAATCAGTGTACGAACATCCGGTCGAACATCCGATTCATATACGTCTTTGGGATCTTCTCCCGCGAATTTTGATACCTTCTTAACTAAGGTACCATCTAATGCAGTTAGATTACCATTAGGAGATTTAACATAAGCGTAGCGTTTATACGGTATACGCATATATCCTTTTTCATCATCCCATAGGTGTACTACATTAGTATGTCTATGAAAATATACTGCTTGATACATAAGTTAAATATAAGTCCTTTTTATCGTACATCATAGATATTTCTGTAGTTTCTACGTAGACCATTGTCATCAAAACCGTAGCCGATTACCCATTCGTCGCCAATCTCAAAACAAAAGTGGTCTACTGGAAACTCATTACCTTTGCGATGTACTAGTGTTATTACTTTTACTTCATCCGGCATTTTATCTGAAATACGTTGTAGTATTTCTATCATTGTCTGTCCAGTATCTACAATGTCTTCAACGATATAAACACGTTTACCTTTTAGGTCTAGTTCAATATCTTTTGTAAATGTTACGCCGGCACTATTATCTCGGCCATGATATGATTTAGGTCGTATAAAATCTATTTCAACGTCTATACCCATATCCTTAACTAAATCAGAAAAGAACATAAATGCTCCGTTCAATACACAAATCATTACGGGCGGTAACGAATTGCCACTAGCAGTATGTTCTTCTGATATTTTATGAGCCATCGCACGAACTCGTCGTTCGATTTTATACTCAGGAATAACTATTTCCATTATGATTTATAGCCTCTTACAAATTCGTAAAACTCATTTCTTGTAGCCGGGTCATCTTTAAATGCGCCAGTTAATTTACTAGTTTTCATACTAGCACCACCATGCTTAACACCACGACATTGTACACAGTTATGGGTTGCTTCAATCATTACTGCTACACCTTGATTGTTTTCAATCATCGTATCTACAGCATTATGAATAGCTACAGTTAACTGTTCTTGAATAGCGCCACGTCTTCCAAAATGTTCTACAACACGATTCAATTTACTCAATCCAATAACTTTACTTTCGTTACCTGGAATATAAGCTACATGTACTGAACCCATGATTGTCTGGTGATGATGACTACACATACTTGTTAATGGAATACCACCTTCAAATACCATACCGTCATATCCATCGCTTGGAAATGCTGTAATACTCGGAGCTGGATTAAATCGCCCTGCCCAAAGATCATTTACATATGCTTTTGCTACACGGCGCGGCGTATCAGATGAATTCGGATCATTCTGCCAATCAACACCAAGTGCTGTTAAGAAGTTACCAAAGGCTTCTGCAGCTTCACTGATAATAGCTTCTTTTTCTTCTTTTGTTAGTTTAGCATCGGGTCCTTGCAGTTTTTGCTTTTCTGCTAATTGTAATGAAATACCATTAGCATAACCACCTAATACTAACTCAATTGTATTTTCAACTTCTTTATTCATTACTTTACTTCGATTAGTGCAATTTCAGATTCACGAACCAATACAAATTCTTCGTCATTAATTGTAATTTTCTTATGCTTACCGACTTCATTCTTATGAATAACAATACGATCGCCTACCTTAACTGTTACAGGAATACGATCTCCGGTCTGTGTAAACAAACCATCTCCTATAGCTACTACATCAGCATATACATAGTTATCTGCACTTTCCATCAAAATAATTCCTGACTTAGTTTTTTCTTGTTTTACTTCTTTTGCAAGAACTAAGTCGCCCATTGGTTTCATATTCATATTCTTTATTAGTTTTTATTGATTTGTAATATAATAACATCATATCAATTTGACAAAGATTTATTATACTTTTTACTATTGTTAAATCTAGTAGTCCATACTAAATTATTTTCATCACACGCTTCACGTACAGTTAACCCTTCTAAAAAACATTGACTTCTAGACTTTCTATGATCGAGTGTCGGATAATCTTTATGGTAGTACGGTAAACTAATATTATCCTTAATATACTCTCCCGTATAATAGTCATATCCGTCCCATGTATTAAAAAGTTTTTTTCGCATCTTTCGAGTATGATAATTACATACTTTCCAAAATTTTGTCCATTCTATATTACGTTCATCAACCCACTGGCGTATCAAACCTTTTTTTCGTTTTGTTTCTATACCCTTAGCTATAGACGATTCGGTATTAGTATACTTACGCATATTTTTAGCTTTTGTGTATAAATTAAATTCTTCGGGGTGTAACTTTGCGTATTCCGTATAACACTTATGTGTACAAAACTGTTTTATACTAGATGTCGGTACATCATGTGTTGTATTGCAATACTTACAGTTAACTGTTTTACGATATAGTTGATTATAATGTTTTCTTTTACATTCATGACTACACCAACCATTTCGTGTTATTGTTTTTTTATTACCAGAGAACGTTTCATAGTATGTATTACATGTATTACATGTTCTGCCATGTATAAACTTATACTTACCATTAATCTTTTCTGTTCGTATATATGTCATATTTATCCTTTTAAATAAATATTAACATTATATACTTTATTTATAGTCTAATGTGGCTACACCTGGCGCGCGTCATCGAATGCTATAATATGGTCACGACCTGTCATATTATAACCTACACGAGCACACAGATCAAATACTAATGGATACATCTTTATGAGTTGTTCTCTAGTATCGCCTGCAGGCATTATATAAGTTTTATTTTTCGGAATTCCAAATTTAACTCGAAATTCTTCAATCTCTTTTAGATTTTCTTCAGTACCATCCCAAACTGGCTTGTAGTGATAATCATAAGTCGTAATCATTTTACGAATAGCTTCTTCATTAAGACGAAACTTATTGTGCTGATCAATAAACTTCTGATCTACTACATTACCTTTAGGAGTCTTAACACCTAGTTTTGGAACACTGTTACTAAATTTAGGAGATAAAGAAACAAGATCAATTGGAAAATCTGTTTCTACAAAGTGACTACCTTCAGTTTCGATAGTCATAATAATACCACGTTTTGCACAGAAATGCGTTAATTCATTAACTAACGCAGGTTGCATAGTCGGCGAACCGCCCGTTAACATCATTTCTTTAATATGTGGATTCTCATCATAGATTTTTATGATATCGTTAAAAGTAAACTTACCTTTCTCTGGATGTATTGAACTATACCAACTGTCGCACCACCCACCTTCACCAAACCAACAGCGGTGAGTACAACCAGTTACACGAATAGCAATAGTAGGTCTACCAAAACGAGAACCTTCTGATTGTACACAGCGGTATAATTCATTAATTGGTAAAACTTTGTCATAGTCTGTAATTCTTGGACTGTTCATTATTCCTCGTAAATTGAACTGTTATTATCATTTTCAAAACACTCTACTTTAATACACTTGCAACGGCCGGCATCTGTCTTAGACAATACCTCGTTAAAGTGTTCATATACTAGACGAGCACAACTTTCGGCTCCCATTTTATCTAGTAAATGCAGTTTACACAAACCCATTTGCTCCATTTGTACAAAAATGTCAGCATACGGATCATCCTTCTGAATCAATGTTGTATGATCCCACATGTGATCCATCCAAGCTTTTAAACCATTACCTTGCGGTGCAGGCTTAAATCCACCATAATCAACAATCCAGTTCATATCATCGAGCTGTTTGTCGATATCTGGGTCATTAGAAGCAAACCATACTTTGAATTTCAAAGCATAACCATGAAGCAGTTGACAATGTGAATGTTGTGCTTTCCATTGTCTAATTGCTACAGAATAGTTTTCAAATAATTTTGTCGAAATGTATCTAGCCATTATCTGTTCCTTTGTGAATAAGTCCAAGCAAAATAATACTTCTTGCCATGTAGCAAATGTGAAGCTACATAATCATACTCGTGTACAAACTCACTCATATATTCATCGAGTGCGTTTATATTATCAAACATCGTAAAGTTATCAGCGTCTGAATACATCTTGTCAAAGCCCCAACCGGTATGCTTAACAGATTTATTCATAGCTGTCTCATATGCCATAGTACGCAAATACTCTTGATCATAATGCGGCAATTCTCTGAAATTAAATGTAATTTCTACGTCTTTAAATTTGAACATAACTGTTTTGTTTTTGTATAGATAAATATATGAACTCTTTCTCAAACGCTCAAATTTTGAGCATTATTTTTTAAAAATTATTACACAATTGCGATACGTATCATACATGCTCTAAATCCTGGATGCGTATACTCTTCAGGATTTTCTAATATCATATCTAATTGATCTCGCAACTGTTGTTTTACTGCTTCTACATCGTCAGTAAATGCGGGCCTTGAAGGATTCCACGTCATTATAAGAACTCGAGATGGTTCGAATGTTTCTGTATTATATATAATTGGTCCAATTGTACAACCATCTTTTACAGTATCAAAGATTAGATCAGATGGGTTATATAATTTCGGCGTGAAGAATATTTGATATAAATATCCTATCTTTCCATCATACGTATCAACGTATGTATTTGTTAATTTAATAGACTCAGTGTCGATCCTCTTTCCGCTTGTATCAACGGCTGTTGGATAGTCTATCCAACGTACTTCTTTTAATTTAAGCTCATCTTTTAAAGCTTGTTCTATCTGTATACGTTGTTCATTAGTTACTGCGTGTATAATGTAACCGACTATATTGCCATTAGAAACTGCCTCGACATTTTGATTGCCAAAGGCTAATTTATCATCTGATATCGGACCTAATATATCAATAAGTTTTTTCTCAAGTTGATTTTTCATAACTGTTTATTATTTTCTAGAAATTTTTGATAAAAGTAATTAGCGTCAACAGCGTCCCAGCTATTAACGTAATCCTCTTGCATTTGTATTACTAACTCTTTTGTCTTACTCATTTACATTATTATAAGAACAAAATTCCATAAAAACAAATGCTTAGTAAACTTTTTTATAAGATAACATTTTCGGCTCATGTAAATAATCTAATGTATCAAAGCCATAGTACTTGGCTTTATACTGAGCCTGTGCATACTCATCATAATCATACCCGTTATCAAAAAACGGCTTTAAATCTAAATATGCACGACGCCAATCCTGAGATTGTATAAATGTCTCGCAAAAATCGATATGCGTCATGTATTGATTATAGTCATGAAAATCATGTTCTATATGAATCAATTCTACAACTTTATCATCAACAATATAATCTAAACAAAAATCAACCATGTATTTAGGTTTGATGTTTAAGATTTTTACTAGTCTAGGATAACGTTTACTCAAGCGTTTTAACTGCTCTAACGCAGCTCCTTCATAAGCATAACGTGTATTGAGATGACAGTGATCTAAAAATATATGCGGGTGTTGTTCTGTTTGTATCATCCAATCCTGTATACAAGCAGCGGCATCTGTTGGACTACCAGGAACTAATACGTGACCCGGTATATTGTTATGTACGTGATATAGACTTTCGATATATGTTAACTCATAACCAAATCGATCAAAGAATTCTGGGGCTACTAAACGGTCGAATACCGATTCATCCGGAAGTGGTTCTGAAATGTACGGATGTGTAGGAATCTTATAATCTAGTATCTTAAACATGTTAGCCTTCCTTTTCAATACCTAGAAAGTCTGTAGCTTTATTACTAAATGTCTTTTTATCACTGTTATCAAAAAGTATTGTTTCAACAACACCGTCTTTTTGTTTCATGGCTGATATCGTAGCTTCAAACTTTTCTAGACCAGTTAATGTATATACGATACCAAATATTGCTGACTTCTCTGTGATCTTGGCATATATTTTAGCATCACTAACAATCATTTCAAACATTCCTAGGTCTGACATCGGAGCTACGTAAATGCATTCTTCGTCTTTCATTCCTAAGAATTTGAAATTTACGTTATAACCGTAACGTGTATGAAACTCACGTAAAAACGGCATTGCCATTTGTTCATGATTTGTTTCTGAAGCTTCACGTAATTTAATTAGATCTCGTAGTTTCATTCTTCTTCCGTCGGTTTATGTGGTATAGGTTCCCACCAGTTAGTACAGTATTCATTTGCTGGATATGGAATAGTATTAGTACCAGCCCATTTTACATAGTAATCACTGTTACATACTTCTGCATCAGCATCCCAATACTTACAGTTAGCGCAACATGAGCCTCCTTTCGGAACTCGTAAGCCGGCTTTATGTCCTTTTGGTAAAATCATTTTACCAGGACCGCCGAAATTTTCTAATAGTGGTTTTAATTTCATATCATATATAAATATTAACTATAAGGACAATGTTTACAACCATTTCCGCAACATGATCCGCGTCGTAAATGATACGATTCAGTCATTACCATATTACCATTTTCATCGTAATAAAAATCAGTAGGAAGGAGCTTAGGTTTACTAAGCCCCTCCACATACTGTTTAAATACCCAATCATCTTCTCTATACATTAAACTACCTCACATGCTCCACCGGCACAAGCAGCTTCGCCCTTAAGATTCGTTGTATCTTCGATTTCAATAACTTTTGATAAATCAATCTCATGAAGTGATTTCATCATTTCATCAAACTGTTCTTCTGTAATATCTTCAAATGGTGCTTGAATATACGTACCACCATCATATGGAAGAACTGATAAACCATTATAATGATCTCTGTTATCCCACATCCATTGTCCTACAGCATCCCATTCATGCTCACGTAGTGAAACTGTTGCCGAAACGTTATGTGTATTGCTACCACTACGATGTCCTGGCTTAACCCATTCCAAATGTACACGCTTAATACGTTCTAACAACTGAATAGGCGATTCAGATCTCAATATAGCTCCTGCAGGTGCTTTTTGTGGAATTGATATTACTGCAGTATCGTGCGGACGGAAATATTCGTCTTCTATTAGATCTGGATGATAGATTGATAGATAAGTATAAATAGCTTCATTCTTTCCTACACGTACACGACGTACATAGTAATCGTTATGCCAAGCATGTATACCGGAACTAGTTCCTAATGTCAATGACGTCGTACCGGCTGGTTTTACGGTAGTAACGCGAGCAGCTTTATTGATTCCTAAAATATCTGCTATACGTGCATTTTCGTCTTTAGCTACTTTCGATGCCTGACGCATATCATAACCCAATACAGTACCAGAACCAATGCCTGTCATAGACACGCCAATAAGCGCATCTTTTTCAGTAGTACGTTTCCATACCGGACGTAAATAATGAAAATCAGTGTAACCGGCTTGCAGCGTTCCAATAAATGCAGCTGCTTTAACACGTGCGTTTAAATCTTCTTGCGATTCAATATCCGATACATTTACTTCACATAGATTACAGAATTGGTATGGACGTAATGCGATTTCACAACATGGATTAGTTCCCCAATCTTTATCATTTGAAAGATAGATACCAGGTTCGCCAGCTCCGGACGCTTCAACACGTTTCCAAAGATCCATAAAGTATTCTTTCGTAAGTTTATGACGCATCAATACAGCTGAGTTATTAGCGCGACCGCGCTGTGGATGCAGTTCCCACCATGCACCAGACTTACACGAAATCATTTCATCATCATCAGCACTAAAAAGCGATATAAGGGCAGCACGACGTATTCCGCCAGCCAATACAGCATCAGCAATGTGACAGACAATATCATGTACTTCAATCGCCGAAAGCTTTTCGCCATCTTGTTTTGCATCTAAAATACCTTGTACTTTGATCAAACATTCTTTAAGTGGTTGTGGACCTGGAGCTTTACCTCCCGATGTTACTAGGCGGGCGCCTTTTGGACGTATATCAGAAAAGTCGAACTTAAGTTTTGAACCTCCCTGAAAATAACTCTTCATTAAAACTTTAACGGCATCTGCCCATCCTTCTATACTATCTGCAATAAGATAACGACGTTCGCGTTCTGCAGATGGCTTACGAATTTCTGGTAATTGATCTACGTGATGTTTCTGTACACTATAACCTACTCCCGTACCCCCTAACAATAGGAACATCACCTCACCAAATGATCTCCAATCATCTATAGGTAAATATGCACAGTTATAAATTCTATTTGGCGAAATTTCGATTGGCTTGCCGCCAAACTGTAAACTACGCATTGAAGGTAGTACTTTCTTATCATACACAAACTTATATGCAGCTTCAATCTCATCTGCTAAGTTTGGATACTTCGTTAAATGCATTTCTTTGTTACGAGTAACTAGTTCTTCCCATGTTTCGCGTCTTTGCAGTTCCGGGATATACTTAG